GAATGTAACTTCGGATTGTTCGAGGTGTGCGACTTGCAGAAGCCCGCATTCAACACCAATACCGCCGGCTACGACTATGAGCTTCAGCTTGACGCTTACTACTGGAAATGGAAAAACAAAATCTTCAAATATACCCCGGAGACGGCCGGACAGGAAGCGTCCTGGAACCTGACCGCTCCGCTTGACGTACAAGCCGGTATAGTCCTTAGAAATCTGAAAGCTCTTGGTTACACATACAAAGGACAGGATTTTGTTTTCTCCATTGATTTCACAGTCGAAAACAAGTCCCAGTTGATGAGTTACGACAACATCAACATCCTTGACGCTTGTTTTGAGATGGCGAAGAAATGGGATTGCGAATGTTGGGTGACTGAAAACATCATCCATTTCGGGCGTTGTGAGTCCGGTGACGCGGTGGATTTCGAGATCGGGAAAAACGTGCAGGAAATGTCACAGTCAGAATCCCAGTCCACCTATGCCACCCGTATCTACGCTTTTGGTTCCACCCGTAACATACCGGCAGACTACCGCCCCATTGACGAGACCGTGGTTGTGAACGGCGTGGTGCAGCGCAGGCTGATGCTTCCCGAAGGCACTCCTTACATTGACGCTTATCCTGATATGACTACCGAGGAAGCCGTCGAGCAGGTGGTTAT